CTTTAATCAATTTACTTTTAGTAGTCATAAAGCGATTACCTCCTTTTCATAATAGAACTTGCAATTTTTGCGAACTAGGAAATATCCAATTCCCCATCAAATTTGTTAGGTTCCCAGACAGCAGATATCACACAACATTCCAAACCGTCTTCCATCACAGTGCGATGATTTTCAAAATCAAGCCACATAATTCCTCCTTCCATAAGATCATCCATAGCCCAGGCTATTTCATCTCCGTATTTAATACCATCGAGGCCAATAAAATTATAGAACTCGTTTATAGTTGTGTAGCCTCGAAGTTGAAGATTACGATTTATGTGATACTGAGCATTAACAATGGCTGCCATAGTTGCTGTAAAATATCTTTTAGAAAACATGTCGTAGCATAGAATCTTCTCACTTTCGGGGTCCATATCCGCCGAATAGACACCTAACCCGTCGGCCGAAATATAGGTTTCTTTTGCTACTTCAGCCTGAATCTTTGAATCCGCATCATCGCCATAAACTTTTTTAGCTGCCTTCCGGTACTGTTTATAGGATTCATTAAGCATAGTATACGCACTCATCAAAGCCGCCTGATTGCGCTTGTCCATCACACCAATACCAACGATGCAAGTAACAGTCCCAATACCTATCAAGACTGACGGAATATAACATCGCCAAGTCGTTTGTACAAGTTCCATAGGCGTAAGCTTATCTGTTTCCAGTTCATCTTTCTTGGCTTTAATAAGCCGCAATGCTTTAGGTGTTGCTCGTACTGCCGTTACAGCCGTACCAACAACACCGACGATTCCTAAAGCGGTTAGGATTGTTGGGGATGATCGTCGCAACCCTGTTGTAAATTTGCCCATATGTTTTCTCCTTTCATTGGCTGCAAAAAATAAAAGAGAGGAATGGGTCGATTCCCGTTTTCACGTTGCCTACTACGACCCTAGCTCCGTAGCGCGCTATGTCTATTCCTCTCATAATATGAGATGCAAATTTCGCGTAAAAAGAAAAAGAGCCGTTGTGTCAGCGGCCCAATTTCCTTTAACCCAAACCAATCTTTTTCAGAATCTTCACGAGTTCTTCCTTTTCCAGTTCAGCATCTACATCCAGATGAACATGCGTCTTACCATCGGTAATCGTGGTTTTTATTTCATTAAGCTGGATATCAATATCATATCCGAGCTTTTTTCGTAATACCATCTTTACCAGTTTTGAAATCATGTTCGTTGTGAATTTAGACACAATCTTCATTTCGTCCATACTCCTTTTACTCCTTTCAAAATCTGTTGATTTTTCCATAAAAGGAGCTGTAAATTTAGCGTCTAAATATCACGTCTATCAAAGACAGTTTCCCATCGTTCCCTCGCAATCGGCTTCATTTTCAATGCCCACATAATCTGCCGGACGGTAACAGTGGGGTAGAGCCCTTCTTTACATTCTCCAGCTCGTTCGTCAAAGTATTTCTTGAATCCAGGATGCAAATATAAATCATCTGTCAGCCAGGGATCAACCTCACTCCACCAGGTACTCTTCGTTTCAGAATCATATCGCTGCTGAATAACAGCCAATCCTTTATCATTTATTTGAAAGAGGGTGCAACTGTTGTAAACCGGATGTTCGCAAATATAAAGTTTGCCATACATGGAAAGATAAATAGTAGGCTTTTGGTAATGGTATCTCATATCAGCCTCCTAAAAGCAAAAGAAAGAGCCCTCGTCAGGACTCCCTCTTGTGTTGATAATTCTTTAATCGTCAAATAGTTTACATGACGTTTTGCAATGCGGATACGGACCTCCACAGGCTCTGCATCCTGCCGGCGGAATATCGCCTCCATAACTCTTATGTACGCTTGATGTCCATTCTACTTCTTCCTCATCTTCGTACTCATATTCCATTTCATCCACTTCCCATCCACATGATGGGCAGGCATAAATAGCACATCCGCCGTTTGTATCTTCCCGGCGATCCATTACAGCCCCACATTTGTTGCAAATCGCATACCCGTTATTCAGGTATTCTACCAATTCCATACCTTCGGGTCTGATAATTTTTTGGCTCATAAAGTCATTACCTCCTTGATAATCTGAAAGTAACGGTATTATTGTACGGTTACCCTCTGTATTAAGTCAAGAGATAAAGAGCTCTTTTGCATCTCCTTTCCATAATAGGGACTGTAAAAATCACGCAGAAAAAACGAAAAGGACATGCTTTTCACACGTCCTCTCGTTCCGAAACTTTCAAATTCCTTATTTCTTTGTCGGTCTAAAACGGTTAAATAATCCTCTGAATGTTGTTGAGGTATACGTTCCGTTCTCCTCGAACTTAAATCCCCTGCGCATCCATACCGCATAGAACATCAACGGCAGCACCAACTCAGCCGCGGCTATACCCAGCTTGAAGTATCGGTCTTTGACCTGCTCGGCTAACTGGTTCTTCTTGAATTCGTCATCGTTTTTACGATTTTCTGATTTCTCCTCAAAGTCCAGCGCTGTTTTAGTCTCATCGGCTCTCAGCTTGTACAGCGTTGCCAGATTTTCTGTTGCCGTCAAATGTTCTTTGCTCCCGAATGTCAGAGAAGATAATGCTTCGATTTCCGCTTTAATCTCCTCATCCAACAAGTTGCGAATTTCTTCCATTTTGTTTCTCCTTTCATTTGGTTTTATCAGTTTCCATAAAAGGAACTGTTATTTCTGCGAAATATAATTTTTGAGGTTGACTTTCAGAACCACATACTTCTTGGATGCTACAGCATTTACGTCCTTGGACAGTTCCAGAAACATAAATGGCCCATCCGGATCAGAAGTATCAATCCGCAGAGTGCCAATATCCAAAAGCCTAATGATAATCCTGGTTATAATCGAGCCAACCACAATACCGATTGCAAGGATAATTACAAGTTCCATAGGCGTTCTCCTTTCAAAAATGTTTTTCAGAATTTTCCACCCGGGAATTTTTCAGATATCAAAATACCATGTTTTTCCGTCACCTGCGTACTGGAATTCTAAGCTAGGATAAAAAGAAAGAGCCATTGCTGGCTCAGTCTTTTAAAAGTCTTGTGATAAGGTATTCTGTTCCGATAATCCCTATAATGCAGATGCCAATCCAAGGGATAAGCCCTGCTATGTATGGATTTTTGATTTTCATAAAATATCACTCTCCTTTCATAATAGGAGCTGTTATTTCTGCGAACCCTCACCTTCATAGACGATTTTCTTCCTCAAATCAGACCACGAAATATAACGTTCCTTCCGGCAGACTGGGCAGAAGAATTTAATCACTTTGCCGCCGATGTCCTCCAAATCCTGACTGTCCGCTTCCAACCGGCTTTGACAATTCGGGCAGTTGAATCGGTACACTTTTTTCACCGCAACATCTACAATCTTCATATCAACCACGCTTCTTGTTTAGCAGCCAGAAGAATCGTCTGTACAAGTCGTAATAGACATCCTTACAGCATGGAATATCTAATCTAGCTTTCAAACAATCGTAAGAGATGCCATTTGTAACAGCCTGTAAAATATAACTTCCAAGTACCGCATCGGTTTCTTCGGCTACCAGTTTCACCAATTCCATTCTGTCGGAGTAAAATATCCTCGCCTCAGCGCATTTTGCTGTCGGATCACCAAGATGCTGCTGACTCGAAAACAAAACCAAATCTGTCGGTCTCTTAGCCAGCCCGTTCAAGGCTAAGTATGCTTTTTTCCAGATAGGATACTGGAGACAGAAATGTTTCAACTCATAATACCGGTGTTTTTCAATCCAATAGGGATTCTTCTCGGACAACTCCGGTCGTATCGTCGTTCCCATTAGCGTTTCTCTCCTTTCCACAAATAGCCTGTTTCTTCATAGAGGAGCTTCGGAGAGATATAGAAATTGATACGTCCGTACCTCGAATTCATCTCCTCAATGTTGGTTACAAGTTTGCCGTTTCGAGTGGCCTTTCCGATTGGAAGCCATCCGGATATGATTCCGGCTCTGACCCAGGATGCATCCTTACCGTACACTCTGGCCGCGACGACCACCGGCACCGAACCCGACTCAAATATAATTTCTTCCATTGGCTCTTGCCTCCTTTCAACGGCTATTCTAGGATAAGAACCGCTTTTAGTAAAAACAACCTCGGTGGTATGGCGGCAAAAAGAAAGAGTCCTTGTTAGGACTCCATCTCGTCTACATACTTTCCAAATGCTTTAATTTCTCTTTTAAGTTTTATTTTGTCTTTCCACAGATCAACAGTTTCGATTCCGAATATAATCAGCGCCGAGAAAGCTGCTCCGATTCCTACTCCAATAAGGACGTCTTTTGCGCCTTTATTATAGCAAGAATTTGCAAACTCGCTAAGTGCTTTCATAGCTTCTTCTTCCGTTACTGTTGTTTTAATTTCTTCTGACATAATAATTCTCCTTTCGAAATATAAACAATTCTTTCATAATAGCAGTTGTAATTTTTGCGAAGATTTCCACCGAATCATCGTCATCTCGCAAGGATAATCCTCATATCCAATCGTCTCACAAGTAATAAGTCCCTCTATCACGCCTCGGATAATTTCCGCCTCATACTGCTTGTACGGAAAAATATCATCTGGAAGCTCTCTATGTAAATGTCCACATTTGATACAGCGTAATCTCCGAACCTTAATCCAGCTTGTACTTCTCTTTTTTGTCCGTACAACTCTCGGAACGCTGTCGTAGTATTTCAACGCTCCGCCGCAATCAGGACAGGTTGATTCGTCATGAGTAACCATATACATCACCTCCAGAGTGAAAAAAATAAGTGTAGGAGTAGTTGACAATTCCTACACTATGATATATGATTACTAATGGCAAATCAACAGAAACTCAGAGATTTGTCAAGAAAGGAGTGAGCGCACCATGCTGATGCAATGTCCCGAATGCCAACTGCAAGTAAGCGATAAGGCAACATACTGCCCTCATTGTGGCTATCCGATGCAGCCGGACATAAAACCAAGAAAGCCTCGCAAATCCAATAAGCGAAGAAGACTGCCAAATGGATTCGGACAGATAAGCGAAATCAAAGGAAGAAATCTTCGGAATCCGTTTCGTGCCATGGTTACAGTTGGAAAAACTCCGACTGGACGGCCTATTTGTAAGCCGCTCAAACCGGAGTCGTACTTTCCCACTTATAATGATGCCTATGCTGCTTTGGTAGAATATAACAAGAATCCGTATGATTTAGAGCCAGCCATAACAGCGAAAGAACTCTATGAAAAATGGACAGAAGAATATTTCAAGACTCTGAAGAACGATGCGAGCGCAAGAGCCGTTACCTCTGCTTGGGCATATTGTTCGTCGGTTTATGATATGCGGGTAATGGATATCCGGGCACGCCATGTAAAAGGCTGCATGGAAGAAGGCGTAGCTGTAGTTAGGGGGAAAGAGCAGCGGCCAAGTGCATCCATGAAAAATAAAATTAAATCCTTGTTCAACCTCATGCTGGATTACGCTTTGGAATACGAGATTGTTGATCGTAACTACTCCAGAAGTTTCAATCTGACAGAAGAAACCATCAAAGAAATCCAGACCGTTAAAAAGGAACACATCCCGTTTACGGATGAAGAAATTGCATTGCTTTGGGAACATGTGGATGATAAACGGTATGTTGACGCAATCCTGATTCAATGCTATTCTGGATGGAGACCGCAGGAACTTGGATTGATACGGTTGGGAGATGTTGATTTGGAGAATTGGACTTTCAAAGGCGGTATGAAAACAGATGCTGGTACCGATAGAGTTGTTCCGATTCATTCAAAGATACAATCACTGGTGCTCAGAAAATATAAAGAGGCAGAATCCCTGGGGAGCGAATTCCTTTTCAATTGCACCGATCCGGACAGCAACCGGAAAAATATAAAGTTCACATACAACCGGTATCAAAAGGGATTTACAAGAATCCGTGATGAGCTGAAATTGAATCCGGACCATAGACCACATGACGGACGAAAACATTTTGTAAGTATGGCAAAAAAATATGGCGTCGATGAATACGCCATCAAATATATGGTCGGACATAAGATTTCCGACATCACTGAAAAAGTGTATACAGCAAGAGAGTTCGACTGGCTACGAGAGGAAATAGAAAAAATAAAATAGAATGTCTTTTGTGTAGGAATATTGGTATAGGAGTGGTGCAGGAATAATATACGATTTACATACATTTCCCTGCTTTTTACCACTTCTAACCGCTTTTAAAAGTATTGATTTTACTGTGTTTCTTTACAATGACAGACTTAGGAAGTTTCTATAAATAGAAACAAAAAATCCAGAATTTTCAATGCTTTCATCGGTGAAGTGTAGGAATAGTCAAGAAATAAACGACTTTTCTACACTTTCCGATACACCGTTTTACCCTTTATTTCAGAGCCGGAAATATCTTCGATGTTGTTCCCATTCAAATCCTGAAGTGTATCATAAAAGCACTGTTCGTCCGGATAATTGCTGAACAACGTTCCGGTAACTATTGTACCATCTGCCATGTGTGCGGTGCAACCCTTGAATAAGGTATCGGGAGTAACCGTATCGTTCGTGAGGTCGATTAGAATTTCTGTACCGTAAACGACCTTATTTACAGCCATCTAATCACCCCGCAATCGTTACCGTTGTACCTCCTGCTGAATTAGCAGACTCAACGTAGGCAATAGGATTTATCACAACCTGAGACAGATAATCGACCCCATCATCAGGAAGGATTGTTTGCTTTACTGTAGAAGGTGTCACCGTCTTTGCCTGCGCTGTAACATTCGAAGAAGGCTCACAATCACCCTCTATTCCCAGAACGCTGACACCCTTCTTAATATTGCCGGGAATGAGCTTGGCCTTTTCTGTAGCATCAAGCTGCACCGTTCCTGAGCCGTCGTGATAACCAATGGGAATCGTATAGACCGCATCTTTGTCCGTAATCGCCTCAGTAACGGCTCCGTTGTTCTTCATAGTACCGGAAACTTTGTTACCTCTTGCATACGCTATTTGTCCGTTGAGGATTTCAGCAGCAGTTACGGTAGCATCCGTAGAATCTACATCAAACGAACAAGTGCCTTCGATTACTTCACCGCTCTTGTCGTGGGCAGTATAGCCAACCAGCAGTTTATCTTTTGTAACACTGTCACCGGTCAAATCGATCAAAGTGTTACCACCGTAAATTACCTTATTGATCGCCATTTGCATCCACCTCCTTTGCAATATAAGCGGTCGTGCCGTTGGACTCATTGCTGGTTTCCCAATAGGGAACCTCCGTAACCAAAATATCTTCCTTCAGCACCTTATTTGCGGTGTTCAAAATCTGAGAACCGGATGCCTTGGGAACAACCTTGTAATTCCCGGAGTAAGTATCGCATTCCTTTGTCACGCAGATTGACCCGTTCAGGCTTTCAATGCCAGAAAGAGTGCCTTTCAGAACAGATTCTCCCGATATTTTTCCGCTTAACGAATCCAGCGCCCGTATACCGCTCATATCAGCACACCTCCTCCGTTATTTTAATTTTAGAGGCAGTGATGAACGTATCCACTTCTCCGGACTCCTTCGTCAATTGGACATCGTACACATAAGTTCCAAAAGCGAGGTCTTTTGTATCTTCCGGGTTCAAAACCAGTTTCAGCGTATCAATCGGAATATCTTTTACCAGCAAAGTATCTTCATCCGTATAGTTGGATTTCATCGCGAAACGAACAGAATCCCCTTCGGATGGTACATATGGATCTCCATTTGATTGGGTAATGGAAATCTGAGCCATGAAAGTATCGCCCCGCGTAAGAGTAATGGTTGTTCCGGAAACCTTATAGCTCATAGCTCTCCTCCATTTCTGTCTGGCAATCAAAAACGGCTATACCCTCCACAATAATAAAAGCCGCCCACACACGATAGGCAGCGAATCATAGAAGAGTATAGCCACAAAGATTGCATTTGCGATGTTATTTGGCGTCCTTGTTGTAGTTTGCAGCGCTGATTCCCAGAAGAACGCCCAGGAAAGTGTCAACAGCCGTAATGGTACCGACTACCTGCTCGCCACAGGGCAGACCCCAGATGCCGGCCAGAGCAAAATATAAAGTGCCGGCTGCCGGAAGCAGATACTGCGCAATCCATTTCAGGGTATCGTAGGTTTTGTTACTCATCTTCATGATTTGTTTCCTCCTTAAAATCCAAGTTGTTTAAAAATATATCCGAGAATGATTCCGATAATGGCGGTTACTGCGTAACCAACTACTTTCCGCCACATATCTCCATCCCGGCTTTCCAACGTTTCCAAACGTTTTCCCTGAGAGACCTGTTCTTTTAACATGTTCTCCATGTTTAAAGCGAGTTTCTCCACAGAGGTGCTGATAAAAGCGACCTGTTTTACGGTTTCTTCAAGAACTTCCAAACGATGATTCTGCCGGTTGTTCTCGTCTTCTAACCGCTTATTTTCCGCATCCATGCTGCGTCGAAACTCGTTGTGTTCTTCACGAGAAATATAATCTCCTTCCATGCTTATTTATTCCTCCTTATCAAATATAACAAGCTTTTTCCCAACAATTGAAATCGTCTTATCAAACAAGTCTTCATACAGCGTTATAAGATTTTTTCGTTGTTGTCTTGATAAAAGCTTGTAGAAACTGCCCATCCAGCCTCGGAACATATTCTCAATATTCTCGTATGGGATTTCTCCATTAGCAACTTTTATAGCCAGTTTCTTTAGCTTTCTGCGCATAGTCGTAACCCTATCCGGGTTGATTCTTTTAATGATTTTTCCATCCTTGGTAAGTGTGTATTTCACTTGCAGGAATTTGTATGTGCTGGATATCTTAACGATGCGAGTCTTCTTCTCGTTGATGTGAATACCCAGTTCTTTGGCGATTACACGAATATGCTCAAGCAAGTCCACCAATTCTTCTTTGCTCGGATTCATGATGTACCAGTCATCCATATAACGACCGTAAAATTTCTGGCTTCTTACATATTTCACATAGTTGTCAATACGGTATGGATAATAAATGCCGATGACCTGTGAAAGCTGATCGCCAATGTTTACCGATTTTTCCATCCACTTCTCGCCGGTTAATTGTTCCTTGGATATTTCCCTGTAATCCAGCTTGTTAAATGTATCGGTCATACAATTGGCGTATTCTTCATCTGTCATGTAAGAAACATCAATTTTGAACCCGTCAAATATAAGTGTTAGAAGCCAGTCAATAAACTCGTCATTGTCAAAGAGTTTTAACAGTTCCCGCTTCGCTATCTCATGAATGATATTGTCGTAGAATTTTGAGAAGTCTCCGAACAGAATCCATCCTTCGTTGCCATACTGCTTGTAGTACCGTCGGAGATGCACCTCAAAACGCTCTCTTTGGTGTGAAATTCCTCTACCTTTGATGGAAGCGCCATTATCATAAATAATATGCTTCTTGACCTCTGGTAACAAAATCTCGTCACATAAAGCATGGCGAACAATACGGTCTCTGATTCGGATACTTGATATAGGTCTTACTCGGCCCCGCTCAGACAGAGAAAACTCCTCAACAGGACCATTTTCTAAAGTCCGGTTAAGAAGGTCTTCCTGGATAGAAAATATGTACCTTAGAAAGTTCATCATGAACTTCTGCGTCGTTTCTTTCCATTTACTGCCTTTTACGGAAGCCTTGTAAGCCCTATACAAGTTGTTGGCGTCAGACAAAATCTCTTCATACGTCATAATTATTCACCGTGATAGCAATACTTACCGTAGTAAATTGCGTCCAGCTTTGTCATTTATCCTTGTAAAAAAGAACGGTACAATGTCTCCTTCTCGGTTGGTTAGACAGAGAATCCGGACGAACCCCGTTAGAGTTCGAAGCGTTGTTGTAGTTCGTATTGCCATTGCTGTTCACATTGGCGAAATTAGCCGAAGAAACGACGCGATTTAGACATTGCCCTGTAAGCATGCTTTGATTTTGTTGTCACGCTGACGCCATTTCTTTATCAAACCGATTTCTCGGTCGATAGCATTAACATATCTGCCATAGGTATTAACGTCCACCTCGAAGATTTCCACGATTCGCTGAAGCTCTTTGAGAATCTGCTCGCAATTTATAATCGCATTGTTCTGATAGTCCCGCCGCTGTTCATACTCGCGCATAGAAGTGGGATACGTTGAATTAGCTGCCCTTACGTTGCTCGTCAATTGAGACGCCAACTGGTCGATTCGATTTTTAAAATTAGTCATCAAATATCGATACTTCGCAAAGTCTTCCGTCTCATCCTTTCCATAGGCATAACGGACCCGTACCAGATGGTCTAAATCTTTTACCCCAAAACTTCTCTGCATGAAGTCAAGCAGCATGTCATGTAAATCTATCGAGAAGGTAATGGCCTCAAATTTGGATTCCTTACGTTTACTTGCCAGGACGCTCATCAATAAGCGGCTCCGGTAATCTCAGCAAACTCTTCCTCGGTAATCCAGCCCTTTACTACGGCATTACGAACGCGGGTCAGATCCCACAGTTTTCTGTTGTAGAAACCCTTTACTTTGTCGTAATTCTTGCTATGTTCCATGGTGCTCTCCTTTCTTTTCTTAAAGCTCGACGTCGCACATCATAGCGAGATATTCGAGGTCGGACTTGAGCTTTGTCTGTTCCAGTTCTTTCTGCGGAATATCCCGAAGGACAAACCACGACTTTTTATCAACAGTCGTCACCTGAACCAAATCCATGTGTTCATGAACTTCTTCATTGGTTCCGTCGTTGATGATGACCGGGGAACACGTTCCGTCGAAGATGGAAGCGTCAATAGCCTCCTCGGAAATGAAATTGTTCCCGTTCATGGTAAGGTTGTCAAGGATGGTTCCATCGGCAAGGGTGATTCTATAAGTTTTCTCATCCATTTTGATTCTTCCTTTCACTTAATTTTTTACCGTTATAACACAAGATTCTGTCACCTGAGTACGGTGTTTTCTTTCGGAGCGAGGGGGCACGAGGCCCCCAGATTTAGCCAACCAACCCGAAGACCGGACGAACCCCGCAAGAGTTCGAAGCGCCGCTGGAGCCCGCATGGCCACGGCTGTTCACACTGGCGAAATAAGCCGAAGAAACGACGTCTCTCAGCCAATACCAATATCTTCCAGGATTGATGAATCTCGGATACATCTTCATCAACGCCAACTGGGTCTTGTCGATGGTGTAACGGTTCGGAATGAAAGAACCGTCTCCGGCTGGGGTAAACACCAGACTCCCGTACATCATGATTTCATTCGGAAGTTCAACCGTAGAATCGTACCAGGCGCCGGCAGAAGGATAACCATTGGTTACGGCATTAGTAAGATATTCCCTGTGTGTGAGAATATTAGTAGAACCGAAAGCCGAGTTCACCAAAGTCTTTGCGTTGGCCAGATTAGCCGTATACATCAGTGAGCCGACATAACCGCCGGTGGTGATATTGGTTTCATTCATCTTTGCGTTATACAAAGCGGCATCCGGCATGATTACCAGATGAGGAGTTGTACAGGAAGTGTCTCCAGAATTCAGCCAATAGTTGATATCGACGATTCTCCAAATCCTGTCTCCGATGCTCCAATAATCACCGATGAAGAACCCCTTGAATGTGCCAGCCCTGATCTGGGCTTTCTGGTCCGTTGTCAAAGCCGTTCCGAGATTCTTTCCACGGAAAATATTCCGGCGCTGCTCCACAGAGATAACAGCATCCAAAATCCCCCAGAAAGCATCGTTGACCGTAATGCCCTTATTGCCGTCCGCAGCAGAAACCATCAGCTTGTCCGTCGCAGAAACCGACGAAACCTGGGTGAGCTGCGAAACATCCATCTTGGCAAGATAGTCCTGGGAAGAACTAACCGCCACAAGTGCCGCAAGCAAATCCCTTGCGAGAATTGTTTTTGTCCCGCCGTCCCCGTCCACAAGCAGAACATTGTTGGCGAGGAGCTGCGTTACCTTTTCGTAATCTGTAATTTTCATTACCTAATCCGCCTTTCTTTTTAATTTCTGACAAATATAGCCTGACTGAAAATCGGGTTGTTCCCGCCGTCAAGAATTTGTTCGGTTGAATAAGACCGACCGTTCAAGCCTCTGGAATCGCTGTCTTTTACAGCATCCTCCACCGAGTCTAATACAGAATATAAACCTCTTCTTGCATTATCTCTGAGGTGTCCGGACACTTGAAATTCTTTCGGTATGCCTTCCATGAATTTAGCCAACAGGTCAGAGTAGGTCCGGCTCTCAATTGGATTCTCATTGTTATCCATAACCGGATTCTTCTCCGCATCTGTAATTGCTGATAAGAACACAAAGACGTTATCAAACATAGGCTCCTCCTTTATTTCGTGACAAATATGGTTTTGCCTCTGATGACATCACCTTTATCATCAAGGAGCTGCTCTGTCTGATCTGCCTCCGGATTGTTCACATACAGCCATGTACCGCCATCGGTCAGAATCTGATAAACAGTGAATTCGTTGGCGAGTCCGTCAAACGCCCGTTCAATAGCTGCTAACCGTCGTTTTACATCTTCGAGTTCTTCGTCTACATCAGACCCCTTTTTGACAACGAACGTAACCCGTTTTCCCTCAATCGGCTCATTATCGCCATCCAGAACTGATGAATCGGAAGAGTCGTTAAGGCTGTCATAAATTGAGTGGGTGTTTGTAAGCTCATTTTGAAAATCCACAAGCTTATTTATCCGTTCATTGAGAACGACAAGTTCGTTGGCAAATGCCGAAACGTCCTCTCCATCAATGAGATCCTTAATGGAGTCCCACCAGTCCCGGAAGTCCTTGTCGATGGAATTCTTCCAATCAGTGAACTCTTTGGTATTGGCATTCACATAATCGTAGAACCAACCACTCCAAAGCGCTTTCCAATTGGCATTCGTCTCCTGCATTTCGGTGGTCTGGCTACTGAAAAACTCCTCCCACTGATGTTCCCAGTTCAGATAGGCTTCCTGAATCTCCGTTGTCTGAGCTTCAAACCATATCCTCCACTGGTTTTTCCAGAAAGAGCTGTACTCCGTGAAATCATCCGTTACAAGCTTTTTCCAGTATGCCAGCTCCCGGCTACTGTTATTGACGTAGTCGTAAAACCACTTTTGCCACATATCTTTCCAGTAATCAGCAGTGTCGGTGATTTCATTCGCATGTGCGTTATAAAACTCCTCCCACTGATGTTCCCAGTTCAGATAGGCTTCCTGAATCTCCGTTGTCTGAGCTTCAAACCATATCCTCCACTGGTTTTTCCAGAAAGAATTTGCAGACTCCATATCGGCAGTCTGAGCACCATAGAACGCTTTCCACTGGTCTCCCCACTGCGCCACCAGAGCGTCAATCGACATCTTTTCAAGCGGAGCTGTAACAAACGGACACGCTGACGTTCCGACGCAGTTTGTGATGTTTGCCTGTCTGATAGCTTTCACGCCAGCATTCACACGAATATAAGCCAGCGGATACTGCCAGCGGTCATTCGTCTTTATCAGCGTCGGATTCTTCGGACTGGATGCGGGAGTTCCTTTGACAATCTTTATGGAGTTTGCCCGCACCGATTCCCTTGCATCAACTTCCAGCACAACCGCGTCAATCCGGTTCAGAATTACTTCTGATAAGGGAAGGGTCAGAGGCAATAGGGCATCATTCAATGTCCATGTGTGATTAAACCACGCTCTGCCGATTCCGACATTAACCATCATGCCTTCGGATTCTTTAACCATCATGGCAGTTCCAAAATGCTGCAAAACTCCGTCCCGAATAATCCCGTCAAAAATACTGGACATTTGAATTGCGTCGTATCTTCGGTCATGGTTTTTGGAATTGTAAAACCCATAGGTAACACTCATTATTCATCGCCTCCTTCCGTTGTTTTAAATGTTGGATATACGGATGCCCCTTCGGAATCTTCGGTCATAACAATTTCCACAATCCGGGCTTTCGTTTCATGTCCATACTCGTTCGCAATCTGAACGACATCACCGTTGAAGAAGTCTTCACCGTATTTGAACATGACGGTAGTTTCCACTTGACCCTCAAACGATGTGACATCCGTATTCTCCGCTAACTTTTCTCTCCCCCTTTGTTGCAGCAATGCCGTATACTCAGCATCGGTTAAGGTAACATCATTGCCGACATCCGAAGAAATATCTCTTGCGTCTGTAAAAAGCTCCCGGCGGTTCAAACCGCTTCCGCCGCCAACTGTCGTGTACCTTCTGGCTGAACCTTCTCCCTCACCGCCAACCAGCGTAACATTTTTCAACGCCGACTTTGATTCGACATAATTGCTGTTGATGATATTCTCGAAATTGGGAGAAAAAACCACATACGGATTCACAGTCTGGTCGTAAGACCTATCAACACCGGCATAGAGCTTGAACACGAACTGCTTTTTATCGTTCAGTGTAATCTTGAAACCGATATCACGTTCACTGCAAATCTTGTTTATCACATCGTATAGATTATCCCCTGTATACTGAGCATCGATTGTCAACTTTGTAATCGCCGGGTCGGTAGATGCTTCAAAAATGAAATTGCTGATACGGCGGTTGCTGTCAGAAGGGGAGATGATGTTTTCATTCAGGAGTGTCCTGATTCCATTTTGAAGATTTCCCCTTATGGTCCGTTGTCCCCAGACAATTCGCCTGTCCAAGATAGATTCCAGCGACCTGCCGGTTACGGTGATATGATTTCCGTCCTCGGAATCCGAAGTGATTCTTATCTTTTCAATAATCATGCAATGCTCCGATTCCCGATTCTGCAAATAGTAATCCTGCCGTATGTAGCTGAGAATGGTGTTTGTCATAGATGTGAAAAGCTCGAAATCGCCATACTCGTAATACCGATCTGTCCAGATAAAAGACTCGTACACATCTACGATGGAGACTGCATCCAGATTTGTGTTTAAAACTATCAAATCCATCGCTATACCCCCTCATAAATGATTCGATTCTCTATCTTGAACTGTAAGTTACTGCTTCCTTCTTCAGCCGTATACGCAAACACGTTATCGCCTTTCGCAAGCTGGAACCAATCGGCCGCTTTATCCAAACAGTTAAGAATGTTGGTTGTTTTTCCGTTCCGCAGAAGGGTAATCGACTTTTTCCCTTTGACCGTACAGATAGTGATTTCATCGCCCGCTACAATTCCGGAACCCGTAAAAGCCTTCATCTTATCAGTATCAATGCGCATAATCTCACGAGTTCCGGTATTGTATATAGTGATGTTGCGGGCTTCGCCGATGGCATGAATGGTAATTGTCACACCAATCTCGGCATCTCCGCTATACACAACCGTCTTTTCCATCTGGTTCTGAATCTCGCCCATTTCCAGCAAACATTCGTACAAGGACTCGTTGCTGAAAGGAAACTCAAATAACGGCTCCACGCCATAGAAAATAGTGGTATTGATTCCATCTTCCCCGGCAGAGTAAAAGAAAGGATTCGGACATACAATGGAGACATCCGAACCCTCGTCTTTACTGAATATATCCGGTTCATTCGATTCGGTATATCCGTCAATTTCTGCCGAACGGTTATCCGTCTCAATCAGCAGCGTAAGTTTTTTCTTTATCGGAAAATACTTGTACGATAACTGACGCACATCCTCAATCGAATCTTTCCAGAGATACTTCAAAGAAATAACTATGTTCCGTTTCTGGAGTCTGGCAGAATTGAACAAATCCCCGTCAGTTGTAGCAATTTCGGTGGTATTGATGTTCGCTTTTCCGGACCCCAGACCGGTTACAGAGGTAACTACGAAACCGGATTCCTCCGGCCTCGCAAGTACCAGCTTGATACTATCGCCAAGATAGTTTGTAACGGTGATTGACTTAATCACGCTTTCACCATCCTTTCCATCGCCGAGAACTGATTCTTTGTCTGCCGATAAATCTCAACTCTCGACAGTGCCTTAGGCGAATAGTTGTTTTGAGTAAATGTGAATGTGCTTCCTGAATTCGGAGAAGTTTCTCCATTTTGAACATCTGCGGTTTCCTGCTGATTCATGCCTCTGCTGATGGACAATGCCTGCGTTCTGCTGAACATAGCATTCAATCTGTTTGTCCCAGCTTCCACATTTGACAAATCAAGCACTGGACGAATGGTCGGCTGAGCATCAATGTCACTGTCAATGAAATCTTTGACCTTGGAGATTGCATTACCAAGTCCCGTTCTTGCGGCTTTCGCCATCCCGGAGCCGGCTTTGTATGCTTTCTCGGTGTAATCGCCAATCGCATTTACAAACGCCACGCCGAAGAAATCGCCAATCCGATAACCAACCTTTGAAGGAGAGTGTTCGTCAAGTTCTTCCTCCGCAGCCCTAGCAGCCGCAGCCGCCATAGCTCTCGCTTTCGCCTCAGCTTTGTATGTATTTTCACTGATACCTTTTGCAAATCCATCCACGAGATAGGAACCCGCATCGTAGAATTGCCCGTAGTAATCCCTAATCCCAGAGATAGCCCCGCCAAGACCAGAGGTAAATGCACTCTTTGCATCTGCATCCTTACTCCTTACCCCGGCGATGAATTTCACCATACACTGTTCGCCAGCGCTTTGAAACTCCGAATACTTATTCTTAATCGCAGTCAAACAACCGCTGATGATGTTGGTAAATGTGTTTCTGGCATCCACATCTTTCGCTCGAACACCCGCAATAAACTTCACCATCGTCTGCGTTCCAACTGACTGAAACTCCGAATACTTATTCTTAATCGCAGTCAAACAGCCGCTGATGATGTTTGTGAATGTACTCCGAGCACTGTTATCCTGGGTTTTCACCCCGGCAATAAATTTCACCATCAGGGTAGAACCAGCAGTTTGGAAATCCCGCTGCTTTGCGTTGATAGCCGTAAGTACCGCCTGAACCAACGCTGTGAACGTCGTTGTCAACGTGCCTTTCTTGGCGTTTGCAGCATTCACAAAAGTTGTCAGCATATTAGACGCAGCCGCTGTTACCTTTGAATTTGCGTTATTAAACGCATTGATGAATCCGGTAATTCCCGCTTCTCCAAGTTTCGTCAATGCAGAACCGAACGATGTCATTCCGCTGGTATCCAATCCAGCCATACCGGTTGCCATATCAACCAATCTGTTTGTCTGCGTAATCACGCTGGATAACAGTCCGGTATCAATGCTGCTGATATAACTGTAGTAGGAACTGAAATACGATCCGAAAGAACTCATATCTTTACCGAAATCAGCAAGCGTTTTGTCATCGGAGAACCAGCCGCCTTCTTTTGGCAAGCTCTTTTGAAGCTCGACAATTGAGGTTGCAGCATTCGTGGTTGATGTCACGATACCGGCATCAACATTTTTCATGTAATCAGAGTATTTTGAAAAATTCTCGCCAAACAGTACCAGACTTTCACCAAACGCTCCGATATCGTTATCTCCGGTAAACCAACTTACAACACCACCCGTATTCGGTAATGTGTTCGCCAACTCGACTAAAGACTTTCCTGCTGTTGCGGAGTTTGTTATAGCGTCTACGTCAATTCCGGATATTGCATCCGAGTAAGACTTCATCGCTTTTCCAAACGGAACAAGCTGTTCGCCAAACATATCCATGTCGTTCTCACCAGCAAAGAAACCAACAACGCCGCCGCTGTTCGGAACCGTTTTTGCCAATTCGACCAAAGCTTTACCAGCCGTTGCCGAATTAACAATGGCGTCAGCATCCAGACCCTTTACAGCCGTTGAGAAGTCCATCATAGCCTCGCCAAACGGAATCAACTGCTCGCCAAATTCCTTCATATCGTTTTCACCGGCAAAGAAGCTGACAACGCCGCCTGTATTCGGAATGGTAGTAGCCATTTCAGCCATTGCTTTTCCGGCAATCGCCGCCGCTGTTACCGCATCAGCATCCAATCCTTTCACAGC